TCATTTAATGTAACACCATCGGATCCGGTTGAGAAGCTTGAAACTCCTGACCACAGTACTAAGTTTCTTGCTAGTCCTGTTCCTACTATTTGATCCTGAGATATGCCTAATTTATTTGTTAACGTTAATGCTTTAGCAGGTTCTATCTTGACTCCTGAGGATAGTCTTACCCAGGCTGTATTAGAATTAAATACAACTAAATCTTCTGGGTCTTTTTGTGTCTTAGCAAGTTTTCCCTGTCTTACTTTTATTTGACTGTCAACATATCCGTCAAAAGGTAATCCTAATATTTTAGCCATTATTTATTTTGTTAAAACTACTTAGTACTCTATCAATCGGGAAAGGAATACGTAGCTGTACTCCAGGCACTGTGTAAATTAAATTATATGCAATTTGGGGATTAGCTGCTGCAATGATCCAATATAGTGAAGAATCACCGTAAAACTGATATGCTAGATTGTCTAACCTATCCCCGGCTACTGGGAAAGTATAAACATCCTCTTCACCGTACGGTATTTCCGGGTACCTAGTTAAACCCTGATATTGAATTCCGGTTAGGGTTTTATAGAGTGGTGTATCTGAGTAGCGGTTCATATTATTTTTATTTTAAGTGCTGATTTTTTAGTTAAAGAAATCGCTGATGTTATTTACAAGCTGAGAAAAAACTCCCTCGGTTTGTTTCTTTTTCTTAGGTTTTACAACTTTAGGCGGTGTATCTTGCTTTTTCTTAGGTTTTATCTTTACTTGGTTTGCTGCTACTAATCCATCTAAATTTTGTATTGGTCCGACCTCAACTTTAGTTCTACCGGCTTTTCCTGGTTTTAAAAATTCCCCAGTTGCAAATGACCGTAGATTAGCTGCATTTATGTAATCAGTTCCGTTCGAAGAGCCTGAATTGAATGTAAATGTTTTTTCTTTAGTGAAGTCATTGTTAAAGTCATATGTTTTATTGTTTGAACCAATTTCGTCAGTAAGATTATTATACCCTACAGTATCTAGGTACGTATTTGTAGCTCTTGCTGGTGTGATTAATGCTGTTGATGTTTTATTACCAACCTGAGGTACAAAATCGTGAATTGGAGTAAAGGAAACATTCACATCAAACAACTTTGGGGTTTCCATTGTTCCTGCATCTACTCCGCCTTCCGGTTCTGTTAATGAAATTTCCCAGGCTGCATCTTCTGGTATGTTATAAGTTAGGTTACTAATAAAACCAGGTACAATATACAAATAATCTCCAATAGTTAATCTTACCAAGTTTCCTTTCATGTAACCATTAGAATAATCTGGTGCTAAAGAGGAAGCAAGGTATTGTAATTTCTGGTATATTGATTTCATTTCGGCTCTTGACTGAGGATGTACTTTAAAAGAAAAGCTAATATCCCTAGAAAAGCCATTATAATTGTAAAAATTTTCTCCTCTACCAATATACTTAATAGTATTCCACTCAGCTTTAAAGTTATCGTTTATAGCTCCTAGGAATGCTCTGAAGTGAATAAAGGTTGAGAACTTTGGATTAGCGTTGTCTATAACTTCGAATCTAAATTTTACTAAGTCTCTAGTTAATACATCTGGGTCTAGAACAATATCATCGTAATACAGGGGTAGCATATTAATTCTATCCACTGTATCATTGTCATAACTTGCAAGTTTTGTTCTGTCTCTGTCTCTAGTTCTTTTTCCTGGGTTCCCTAATCCTACTCTTTGTTCTCTATTAATTCTATTAGAGGTATAATTGAATGCAAATAACCCAAGTTGTGGTGGTATCTCTTTGTTATTGTCAATTATTTCTTTCCTAAAGTCAGTTATACTACCTAAACTTGTATTCCCTACTGCTCCAATTGCTGTTCTAGCAACTAATTGCTGCTGGGTGAAAGTATAAGCTCCTTTACCTACTGTATTATCAGTATTAATAGTTGGAAATGAGTTTGCAGGTCCTTGAACATAAACACTATTCTGTCCTAAAAAATTAAGACTGTTAGTGTCTGTATTTCCAGTATCTATCTGAATATAACCTAAGTCTCCTGATTTGTAGGAAACTCCTAATGATCCTGTGTAGTTTATCCCGGTATCTAAAGTTTTATTCTGTGCATTTAGTAAAGAACCTTCAATTTTCAGTTGCAAGGCAAAAGGAGAAAGTCTATCTGAAGCAAAACCAATATTTGTTTTTCCTGATAATTTAACATTTGGTCCTCCTATGTAAGATGTAATTAGATTATCGTCTGTTGAAATTCCTAATAAGGGTGCGTAAGCTTTAGCAATTGAAGGTTGTGTTTCTCTAATCTTAAAATTATAAAGAATAGTTAACCTGTTGGTATTATCGGTATTGTGGTCGTTTTTGTAAATATAAGCGTACTTGTCTGTATTTGAAAAGATTGGAAACAAGCCCTGTTTTTCTATATGCAATCCTGTTCCTGCTGCTGCTACTTGTGCAAGAGTCATTAACGGATTATATAACCCTGATATCGGTGTTGATCGGTTCGGTCTTCCCGGTACTATTGGATTTTGTAAAGAAAGTAATTCCTGCTTAGCTATAAACAAACCACCTTCGGTTGTTAAGAGGAATTTACCGATTCTTTTTAAATCGTCAACCCTGTCGTTTAAAGCGTTTTTAGGATCTCTAAGAAGGAAATCTGGAAATGGTGCATTTGGGTCGGAGTTGACTCCTGGTATAGGTTCCTGTATGAAAGGCTGTCCGCTATTACCTCCTCCCGGTCTGTCTCCTCCAAACTTTAAGCTCCTTTGGTTGAAAGGAGTTTCCATGATATTAACCGGCCCGGCTTTTGTCTTATATTTTGCCTGGTAAGGATTATCCTTATAAAAGGATGATAAGTCGGTTAATAAATCCTTTAAAGCCATTAAGGGTATGTAGTTCCTTTTTCTGGGTTCTTATATTTTGCAGGAGTTTTGCCGTTCAAATCTAATTGTGAAGGCTGTGGAAGTACGTTATTCATACCATCATCATATTGAATGAAGGCTTGATTAACAGTACTAAAGCTTGCTCCATCTAAAGAATACCCAGCTGTACCAGCTAAGTCTGCATGTAGGTTGGAAGCTTGTGTAGCTAGTGGATTTACAGAAGGTGTTGCTCCATCGTACTTTGTGTAAGTTGAGCCTTTGGTTTTAAGTATGTCTTGTATTCCCATGTTATTATTTAGTTATAAATATTCCAAAGTTTAAATAGGTGCACTATAATCTACCGCACCACCGAAAGACTTAGCTCCTCTACCTACTCCGTAGTCCTGTCTTGCATTAGCATTACCGATTGCTGCACCGTTGAGATTGAGGTTTATCTGGGTGTTAGCAGGTGCTATGCTTATCTCACTCTTGGTTGATTGTTGCTGTGTTGATTGTACTTGTGGTCTTATCGAACCTTTAGGTCCTGAGATCATATCATTAACATTAACCGGGTTGGTTGTTGCAATAATATTATCGTTATCGTTTAGTTTGTAAGCTCCTTCTGGTGCTAGTAAGGTTCTTTTTCCGTATCCTGATCCGCCTTGTCCGGGTGAGAATAAGTCATCTGCTTTCATTCCTGCTATTAATCCTGCAATTGCTCCAGCTGCTCCAAGGATTACAGGGAGCATTGCACCAAATGAGACTGCAGTGGCAGTCGTAGTTGTTGCTACAGCGGTTGCACCTTCTATTGCTAGTAGTGTAGTTGCTTTTGTAATTACCGGTACAAAAGAGGCGGCCATTTTACCTATCATAACACCGCTTATTAATCCAATAATTGTATAGATTCCCTTCATACTAGTTAAAAAAGAGCCAATAGGTCCTGCAACAAAATCTGCAAATGTAGCAGATAATTTATCTGTCGCTGCTTGAAGTTTATCCTGGACTGATAATGCTTCGACTCTTTTTCTTAGATCTTCATCTCCAATTTCAGCAATTTCTTTCTCTGTTTTATTTCTATATTCTTGCTTGAACAACATTTCAGACATCTCATTAGAGCTCATACCTAATGCTTTTGCATAAGCTTCTTGATTAATTACCGTCATATTTGTATAGTCACTAAAAGTTCCTATCTGCCCGTTAATTTCGTCCATTAACTTTGACTGCTGATTAGTCAAAGCATAGTAGCGAGCTTGCTCTAAGTTAATTTGCTTACCAGTTAGTAATTCGGCTGCTAATTCATTCTCAATAGAGGTTTGGAAATCTAATAATCCTGAGGATATTTTTCCTAAGGTCTCCATGCTTATACCTAATGCTTTAGATTTAGCTACAGCTTCTGTTAAGGCTTGTGTAGATCCTTTAAATTGTACTAAGGTATAAGCAGAGGCTTTACCGACCTCGGCCATAACTGCTTTCTGACTTACCTGTGTTTTGTACTGCTGAGAAACCTGATGGGTGGTTCTCAACTGTGAAGTATAAACTTCATCACTATTTTTTCCAAAAGCATCTGATTGTGCGGTAAGTCCGGCTGATTCTTCCTCTGTTAATCCAACTAGTTTATTTAGTCTTGCAAATGTTTCTGCTGATTCTGTTGTTACTTTTCCTACAGAACCCATCTTATCTTGAAGTGCTCCAAAAGTCTTTATCATATCTCGACTATTGATAAACATATCGTCAAGGTTGGTAGTAGCAACTGTAAACTCTCTGGCTATTCCAGCTGCCTCTTCTTTAGACATTGATAGATTTTTCTGGAGTCCTACGGTGGCTTTGTCTGAATCTAGAAATCCTTTTAGTAAAGCTGTAAATAAACCTCCTATGAGTACCATAGGATCAGCTAGATTCTTAACAAGGCTCTTACCGGTTTCTTTAGCGATCATCCCTAAGGTTTGGAGTTTTGATGGTAATTTTTCACCTCTATCTGCTGCCTCTTTCATCTCCTTAGTAACTTTTTCTAAAGCTTTTGCAGCACTCCCTCCAAGGCCTGGTATTTTTCCGATTAGAGTAGTTAGCTTTCCAGCTACCCCTAGTTTCTCTTCTATCTCATCTAAAGTTTTTTTCTCTTCTTGTCTTAGTTCGTTTTGTTTCTTTAATTCCTGTACTGTTAATTGACTATATAGTAATTGTTTTTCTAATGGACCTAATTTTTCTATCTCACTAGCAACAAGTTGTTCTTGTTTTAGAAGTTGTTCTTTTAAGTTAGTGAGTTTCTCTTGGTTTATAGTTTCACCTTTTTCTACGTTTGCTAATTCTTCTTCAATTTGCTTTACAAGGGATGTTTGCAATTCAAATTGTACTTTGGTATTACCAACTATTTTTGTTTGTTCTTCGCCAATAGAGTTTTTTAACCCTTTTATCGTTAGGTCTGCTGCAGCTATTAGACTATTATTCTTACCGATTTCCTTAGTTTTCTGTACAACTGAGTTTAACTCTGTGCTTTGATCCTTAATTGCTTTTTGAAGTTTTTTATTAATATCTAAAGTATCAGAATCTCTCTGTGAGAGTCTGGATTGAATACCTAAAGCTTCTTTTAAAGACTCCAAATAAGAAGTAGAAATAGAATAGCCTTCTTCTTGAAGTTTTAAACGCTCTTCAAGTATGTTGTTCTGCTGTTTTAACAGGGCATTTTCTTCTGCTACTTTTTTAGGATCTTGACTTGGATCTGTCATATATTATAAATATGAAAAGGCACCGGTTTTACGATGCCTATCCGTTGTATGCTGTTTTTTTACCTTTTGCATAATCTGGTACTTGTACAGTACCACCTTTAATTTTAGAAGCTAATTCTTCGGGTGTGTCTTGCTTGTTTTGTTTATCGTAATATTCTTTTATCTGATGGTATATGTATTTCCTTAAATGAATAGGGAGTTCATAAATTTCAATAAAAGAATATCCTCCGTTACCGTGGAAGACTATTTGATGTATTTGATCAAATATATGCTTTCTATGCTCAGAAGTCAGGCCAAAAAAAGCTAACAGTGATTGGTAATGTGATGTCCTCCTCAACATCATTTATATCAACTGTGATATTTAAATCAATATCCGGTTGTACCTTTTTCACGTATTCCCTTAATGCTTTAGAATCTCTAGCTAGTAATCCATTGTCAACAAAGTTTCTAATAACACCTAGTTCTCTATTACCTTCTACTGAGGTAATCATGAACTTCAATCTTGTAGATAATTCAGGGTTTAAATTTTTATCAATTTTCTTTAAACCGTCGAGTTCTTTCTTTACTTTCTCCTCATCCCCAACAGTCATTACTTTGAAAGTAATTTTTGTTTTTGTGAATGGAAGTTCATAACTAAATTCATTTACATAAGGGGTAATTAGACTTTCATCAAATTGTCTATCTTCTAAAGTTGTTAAATCAATAGTATGCTTTTGTCCACCGTAACTAAATTCATAGTCTTTACCGTAACCTAAGATCCTGGCTGCAATCATTACTGCATTTTGATCTCCTGTTATTAGTTCACTGTAATCTACTTTAGATACAATCAAAGACTGTAAAAGTTTGTCGATTACAATTCCTCTCTGAATGTAGTTTTGATTTGTTAGGATATCCTCCTCTTTTGCGGTCATGTACTTCATTTCAAGTTTACCGCTTGCAAGTGGAGAATCTTTAGGGTAGAGCAATCCTCTGGAAGGGAGATCAATAATCTCGGTTGGGAATTTAAATTCTGTCATATACTAATTTGTTGTAACTATTCTCTTATAAATATATACGAATTAGGCTTTATACGTCTACTAGAACGTATCTTCCTTGAAAATTCATAATATTATTTGCTGACCAGTCTATTTCATCTGTATCAATACCGGATTGTGTGAAAGCTTCTTTTAAGTCCATTAAGAATTCTTTCATTTTATCTGAAAGGTTATTGCTTAATTCTCCACCGTATATTAGGTAATCTTCTGCTTTAGTACTATTGGAGTTAAGTTCTTCTTTTTCCTCTTGTGCTAAAGGCTGTGCATCTACCATTTCTATTATTCCAGATTTAGGTCCTAGAACTTCTACTTTCTTGATAGGTATTATACTTGTAAAACTATGGTTTAAAAGTTTCTCCGCGTGTCTCAGCTCATCAATATCGGTAGTAAGTTTCAGTACTTGATTTCCTTTTTGAAGTGCTATACCATTATCTCCGGAACCCAACATAATGTAACCCTGGTCTTTCAACCTACCTAAAAGAATCTTTAAGTTCGTAGGTAAAATTACTTCCTGTAGTATAATGCTGAGTTTCATATAATAAAAAAGCCCTCCTATATAAATAGCAGGGCCTTCTTTTAAGTTTTTGTTTAATTTAAAAGTTAAGCACGCAATAATCCATTCCTAAAGTCATTGTGATATTCTGTGCAGCAGAATCGTTATCGAAGTTTAAGTCTCCAAAGTTTGCATTTTTAATGAATGCTCCTTTGATTACCCACTCAGATACTACATCTCCTACTGGACCTACGATGTCAATTACAACATCCTTCTTGTAGAAGTCAGAATAACCATCACGGCCAGTAACTGATTCATGGTGTAAACGAACCCACTCCATTACAGCTTGTGCTCCTGAAGGAGTGATTGGATCGAAAAGTGTTAAGTTTAAATCGTTCCATCTTAATTTACCTTTGATCTTACGGTAAACGTTAATATGGTTTAATATGATCTCACCTTGCTCAAAGCCTAATCCACTTACACCTTTGATAAGGTAAGCAGGTATTCCATCAACATACATGATGAATCTGTTTTGTACCTTTGGTTCAAAGGCGGTGAAGAATATTTCGTCTGATGTTAGAATTGCCATTGTCTTATTTAGTTATAAATATTACTGATATGAAAATTAAGCCGGGAATGTAGCTCCTGTTGGAGTAACGTTAAAGTCTAAGTAGATAAATTCTGCAGTCTTAGTTGGTTGAATGTAGATTTGACCTACCATTTGGTTTCTGTCGATTACATCTGGTGTGTTGTTAGAGTCATCCATCACTACTTTAAATGCATACAAACCTTGTCTTTGTTGTACTGATTCTAAGTATGGATTAACCTGTGCAAGGAAGCTATTTCTAGTTGCGACAGTGTTCTGTTCAAATACTAAATTATTAGCAACTTGAGAGATGTAAGACTTTAATGCAATTAACAATCTTCTAACGTTTACTCTATCTAAAGCAGATGCTTTTTGCTGTAATGTTTTTTGTCCATAAACTACAACTCCAGTTCCTGGGAATGTTGCAATCGGATTAACTTTATTACTGTAAAGAGTATCTCTGTCAGATTGAGCTAATTTTCTTTCTGCTCTGATTACGTTTCCTAATCCACCTCTGTTGATACCTGCTGGTGCAAACCAAGGCTCACTTACTGAATCGTTAAATGCATAAACACCTCCGATTAAAGCTGAAGCAGGAACCCAAACCTGTTGTCCAGAATCTGGATCTAAGATTTGTAACCAAGGCCAGTATGAAGTAGCATAGGAAGTGTTTCTAGAAGCTGCTTGACCAGTCACTGTGTTGACTTGTGAATTATAAGGTACTAAATCTAATACATAAATACTATCTCCTCTGTTTTGAGTGTTGTTGATAATACCAGTTGCTTGTGAGGTGTGTAATGAATTGAATAATCCAGGAGTTAACAATACGTTAAATTTGTAATCATCTTGGTTAGATAACAAGTTAATCATATTATCATAGCTTCCACTTGGTATACCCTGTGACTTGTTACCGTCTAAGATAGTATTATAATACTGAGCACCTGCCATGATACCACCTGTAGCACCTGAGAATGAACTTGATCCATTAACTGGGATGTAAGGGGTGAAAGCTGTTTTAGCTACTCCTGAGTTATCAAAGT